ACTACCGGCTTACCCGCTTCGGCCAGCACTGCAATCGACATTCCGGCGTTATACATAACACCGTTAATCCGTACTCCGGTTTTGAGGGTGTAAATCGCAGATGCTCCGGAGGCATCAACCACGGCGGTGAGTTTATCTTCCAGAGCTGCAGTCACATCATTGAACTGCGCCTGCACCTGCGTGGACATTTCAGCCATGGCCTTATCCACCTGCGCAATGGTCGTTTTAACCACCAGAATATCCGCGCGCACTTCGCCGTACTGCGCCCACTGGTGTTCCACCGTTCCATGGTTGGCCAGCGCATTCTGCAACGCAGCTTCCAGGTTGGTATCAATGTCGCTTGTCAGGCGGTCACCATCGGCAGACGTCAGAAAATCATCGGCAATATCGCCCAGGTAGTCGTCAGCATTCGCGTTGGATTCACCACGAATCCAGTCGGTCCAGTCACTCTGATTACCAATACGGTCGACCAGGCGAGCCCGGTACCAAAATTCAACACCAGCCTTTAAGCCCAGTTGTGTGTAGGTGTGTTGCGGATAAGGAACTCCGGCAAGCAGCAGAGGGTTATCACCGTTGCCGTTTACTGAATACTGCAACTCAGTCTGGAGGGTGTCACCTGTATCAACCGGGAAGGACCAGTCAACCTGAATACCCCAGTTGATTGCTGTGGTGCGCAGACCAACCGGTTTGGGAACTTCCCCAGTACGTCCTGTGAGATGAGTCAGGACAGAAGAGGCCCATAGACTGGAAGCACCAGCGGAATTAATGGCACGGACTCGCACAAGATAATCACCAGAGAAAATCCCGGCGACCTCTATATTGCGCAGACCTGTTTCGGGGATATTGATCCACTCATTATCACCGCGTTTCCACTGTGCCTGATACGCGACGATATCTGCCTGAGGTTTCCCGTTTTTATCTAATGGCGCATCCCAACTCGCAACCATGGTGGCGATACGCTGCCCCTGGCGAACTGAATCATAGCTGCTGATCGTGATGTTCATCGGTTGCCCCACCAGGCCTGTAGGAATCAGACTGGTCGGTGGCGTATCCAGTCGAGCATTATTATCAACGGCATCGTATTTCGCGCCGTTGTACTCTGCACCGGTGATACTGTAGGTGTTCTCTTCATCGTTAAATGTCAGATTGGTTACGCGGAAATAATGGAGGCGCAACTGGCCCGCATCGATAACAAAAATGGCATTAGGTAATGGCGCCGCCGTGAACGGCGTGGACACGATAAGCTGCGTGCCATTTACGGCCTGTATCACACGGCTTTCAACGGTACCGCCCTGGGTGCGAATCATCAGCGTATCGCCCGACACCGCACTGGTGCCCCGGTCAGTGGTCACGGCCTTAAGACCTGCGTTATACCCGGTGATACGCCCGCCGTAAACGCGCCCTGACAGGCGTTCATCTGCAAACGCAAATACGGTGCCCGGCACATAAGCGAAGCCATCAAGTCCCGTCTGGACAGTGATAATACGGTCCAGAGAATTGGAGTACACTGCCCAACCACCTCGGCGCTGAGCTTCGCTTTCACGCGTGCAGCCAATCGCGGTTAGCTGAGTCTGCTTAAACTTGAACTGCTTAACCAGGTCCGGGAACATCACCGCTGTTGTGCGGTCCTGATAGTGATTGTCAGGGTCGCTGAAGTTAATCAGCGCGCTGGAGAAGCGGGTCTTTTCACTGCCGCTCGAGTAAACCGGTTTGCCCACCACCGAAGCGCGGGTAAGGATTTGCAATTTCGACGTGTCCGCCGGCATGTCCGAGACAACATTGAACATGTTGTTGCCCCAGAACGTCATGCCATTGAACCCTGCGGCAATGTCCTTGATTACCTGCCACGCATCAGCCTGCGACTGGATATAAACGTCAAACATGAAGCGCGGCTCGGTACCGTCTCCCCCCTTCCCGTCAGGTACTTTCTGATCGCAACGCTGGGCGATACGGTAAAGCTCCCACTTATCCAGCATCTGCGCCGTGACGCGTCGGCCAAGTCCGAAGCGCGGCTCAGTGAGTACATCGAACCAGATCCATGCTGGGTTATTCGTCCAGCCCCACTTAAACGTCCCGTCCCATGTGCCGCTGTAGGTTCGGGCTATCGGATCGTAATTCGAAGGGATGCGGATAATACGCCCCTTTGGTTTACAGGAAATCTTCGGGATATTGTTGAACGATTTGGCGTTGAACGACACATACAGCAGCGCCGTGTGGGGATAACGCAGGCGCGCATCAATCACCTCAGTGATAGCCTGTACCTGCGTTTTATTCTGCAACATCTGGCTGGTGCTGTCGTCGGTGTCGCGTACCACGCGAATCTGCCAGCCTGTGTTCGCTTTCGGCAGGTTAATACGGTGCGTCAACTCATAGAGAGAGCTGAGTTTCTCCGTAACAGTTTTGGTCATTACGGTGCTGTACGCGCCGCCATCAACGGCAAGGTCGATATGATACTGAACCGTAGTACCGACAATATCCCCATCGTTTTCCTGCTGTTGAAGGCCTGGAATGCCAACGCGTACCAATACGGCATCGATCTGGGTGTTGCTGATAGCTCGAGTCCATGGGGTAACTTTCGTTAGCGACACGCCGATGCTGGTTTCGTTCTCCACTGCTGGGAAACCGGGGATCGGGGCCTGCGTCTGCGTGCCCGGACGGAAATCCCAGGTAACGTTCTCAAGGTTCATCGTTCCGTCGGGGTTTCCCAACGGCGTACCGTCCAGGAATATCCGGGTCGCATCCAGGCCACCAGCAAACTCACCTTCTCCGAGCGCAAGCAGCATGCGGCAGCGCGCCATAGACTGTGCACTATCCGGCTGCTCTACAGGCGTGTGTTGCTTCTGGCTGCCACCTTTTGCACCAGTAATCGCTTCCATATTACATCCATAAAAAAAGCACCCAATTGGGTGCTTGATATTCAGAAGGGAGTTTTCAGATATCTTCAGCGACTATGCCAGCACTGATGATGGCGCCGCCAATCTCGCGCTCACCATAAAGAAGCGCGACCGGGTTACCCATCGCAAGGGTATTCACCGAGCCACCGAAGGCATATGAGGGTTTATTGTCAGGATCGTCTCGCCCCTGTAGTCCTTTCGGTTGTGGTGATAGCATCTGGTAGATACCGCCGGCCATCATTGAACTACCCGACATTATCAAACCGGCAGCGAATGTGAGCCCCACACCTGTCCATCCGGTAAGAACGCCGGTTACAACGCCAGCCACAACCATCACGGCTCCAAGGATGGTCTGGAACAAACCTGCTTTCTTTGCACCTTCCATAACCGGTGCAATTCGAATGTCGCTATTCCCAGCAAGGTTCTGATAGTCCTCAACGCCAATGTTTCTTTTTCCACGGAATACTGCAAACGTCATGCCGTTCTTTTTGGCGTTCATGAGATAGCTTTCAAGCCCATCCAGATTGATGCAGAGCGCCTTGACAGCCTCGGAAGAAGTCTGTACCGCCAGCCTGTGAACACGGCCAAACCGGGCTCCCAGTACACCGTACAATCGAATCGTGGTTAAACGCGCCATGGCTGAATCTCCTGCGGTAGTTCTTTGTGACGGACGCAGATCATCGTCCTATCTTTGAAATAACCGCGCGCATACGGCGTGATGCAGGATGGCTGCCCGTACAGATGGTGAAGCAGTTCACCTTCCTCGGTAATGATCCCCGCGTGGTTCCACTTACTGGATTCAACCTGCATGATGACCATACAGCCTGGAGACGGGTCGCATTCGACAAACCCTTCCCGCTCCCAGTTGTCGAAATACAGGTTGTCCGGGTACTGGCTTTCCCACCATGGGTAATCGACGCGAAAGTCGTTCAGCGTTACACCCTGGGTGGCATGCCAGTCCATAATCAGCCCCCAGCAGTCATTTGAGCCCAGGATAAACGGACGCCCGATAAGGGGTACCGCCTCCGGCATTATCTCGGCATATTCATCGCTATCCGGCGCATAAATGCCCCATACCACGCCGGAGTTGTTGCACTGCTGGCGGTCCAGATCGGATGGAATGGGCCTTGCTCCGTCGCCAGGATGGGAATGGATAACGCGCACAATCGCCCCGATATCTTCGGCGTTCGCCCAATGCTCGCCATCGATACGGAAATGCTCAGATGGGTTTTCATGACTGTTCGGTACCGGAATGTATCGCTGACGCCGTCCTGTCTGGATGACGAAGCCGCAGCACTCGCGTGGCGATTCCTCCAGAGCATGCACCCGGATAGCGTTCATTATCGTTTTGTTCATATTGAAGTCCGGTTATCGGGAGAAGAGAACAGTTGCCGGGAATCCACCAAAATCGAGTGTGGCAGTATTGGGTTCAGCCAGGCCCGCACCAAATCGCTTACGGCAATCGCTCAGGCAACCACCGCACACGTCCAATGCTGGGTCAGCAACCGCATTGCCTTTCGCATCAAAATACGCCGTGCCGTTGTAGGTGCAGCCGTCGCCACTGCGGTACTGGCCGCGCAGCGCCCACTCGCACAGCGATGTAATTTGACGGGTGGGAATAACCAGGTTCTGCAAATCCGCCGGGCTGCTGAGTGACCACGTAACCACCTCATCATCTTCTGAGGTTTTGGTGTCCAGCCAGAAGGTCTGGAACGTGAACATTGTAGGGTCTGCCATCGGGTTCACGCCGCCTGGGAAGTTAACCGCGTCCAGATAAACGGCGTAGGTGTCGATGATGCTTACCTTCGCGTTAACCATGTCCTTGAACTGCAGGCAGAGCGCAGTGATATGCCCGTCAAGGTTCGATACGCTCAGCTTCGGTTCCGCGGCCTGGTCGGTCGAGAGAGCGAGGTCAGAAATCTGGAATGGCCAGAAGTCGAAGGTTTTTCCATCCCAGATGATGGGTTTTGGTCCAAGCTTAGTCTCATCGCCATTCGCCGCTTCAATCTCGGTGGATGTATGGGGAAATGGACTGTAGTGAAAACGATGAATACCGCCGCTGAACTCTGAAGCATCCACTTCAACAAGGCGGACTCTGCCACCTGGCGCCAGCATTGCCGCCGTATCAATCAGTGCTGTCATGCTTCACCTCAGGCATAGACGCCATAAGCGCGCTTAATCGTGAATGTCAGTTCAGCGAATTTGCTGCTAATCTGGTTTTTGCGCACGGAGTCGGCGACAACGCGATAAAGCCCCTTCACTTCGCCAGGAGGCGTGATGACAAATGCTTTAACGGTATGCGCCAGCAGGAAGTCGCGAACTGCGTTAATTTCCGCCTCCGTTCCTGCATGCTTCATTGGAACCTGAATGGCGGTGGAGTTAATACCGTTCTCAGCCACCTGTTCGTAACCGTCCCCGAACTGCGCAGACCGTATCGTTTGACTGTATTCGACAGCACCCGCGCCGAGCTGCGAATGCCAGTTGTAGGTTTCGACGGTCATATTTACTCCATAAAAAAACCCGCCGAAGCGGGTGTTTGTATTTTTATATCCAATATACCAAACCTGCAAAAAGCGGATTTGTGTTATGTGCCGGTCATATCATCTGATGGTTGAGGTTGTTCCACTAACTCGTTGTTAGAGCAATACCTTTCTTTAAACCTGATGTGCTTTGGCTTGGCTTGTTCAGAAATGTCGAAGCCTGAAAGGACTCGCTCAAAGGAAACCTCAGACATATCGTCATGTGCCGTTATCTCACCAGCAGCTTGTTTCCTTTCAACATTATCGACACGCCAGATAACGGCCTCAGCATAAACAACATAACTCGGATGCTGAATAAATCGATGGTCGCCAGGGTTAAGCACGCAAGCATCATCGTGAGGGACACCCGGCTTAATACTAGAGACATTCACAACCAAAATGCAGTAACAGTCATTTATTGGGTAATAAACAGGATCGTTGCAAATCACATGGAGATGATTGCATGGTCCACTCGGAGCTAAGACTGTTCCTTTTCTATAAGGTTGGAATGTACTCATGACAATTGAGAAGAAAATTCCTTAAGCTCTTGTGATTCGCGCATGCTCCTGAGAATATTTTCAGCTTCTTCAGGAGTCTTCCCTGCATTCAAAAAGATCTCACGAACATCAATTGGGGCTCTCGAACCGTTAGGATCGTGCCATTCCGGACATACCTCACGCAGGTGGGTCATGTCACGCAGCTCATATCTGTTCATGTGACCATACTGTGCATAAATTTCATCAAGAATACGTACATCAGCCCGGCTCAATTCATCGAACACCTCATCGACATCCATTTCACGGGGATCTGCACTCAGACATACATCGTGCCCAGCCGTATTTATCAGACGATACCAGTATTCGCCGTCAATATCTGCCCTACCACGAATCAAATCTAACGTGGTCGACATCACGGGACCATGAGGCATAGAGTAAAGGCGATCTTCACCCATCATGCGCCCATACATGATCATTGATTGACGGTTTGCCAAGTATAGCAATTTCATTAGCTTCAGATATGCCATGCGCCCGCCACGTTTTAGTAGCAGGTAAGCAGCCATCTGAGCTACTTTTTCTTCGCAAAACATAGTTGAACCTCTAAATCAATAATGAAAGTACATCTCTACAACGATTTTATAGCCAGCTATAACTTTTAAGCAATCTTCATTTCGTCAAGATAGCCCCACGTTCGACGATGATCGCGATGACCATTTTGCAAGTTAGCGTCATGTTTGCCGAAATTACCTCTAAGGTAATTGCAGAATCACAACATGATCGTGCAAAGTTGCAATGCGTTCCAATGCGTTTCAATCTGTACCAATGCGCACAAATAGCACTTTTTGCACAAGAACATGGCCTACTTACAATGAATTCCCCAAAAGATTGCTGTAGTATTTCGCGCCCTCTGAATGCGGCGTTCAAATTTCAACCGCATCGTTCTCAGGAGAGCAACAAAAAGCCCCGCGTCAGCGAGGCTTGGTTTCGGTTGAGTGGTGGTGGTTAGAAGGCTCTACATAAACTCATTTGGATGGTGTGGCACCGCAGCGGCTAACATAAGAGTTTCCGTCAAGATCTATCCATGACTCATCTCTTCCATCGGGGTATATCGCTTTTTCTCCGATCTCATAATTCACTCCTTTAGAAAACGCCCCTTTGGGAGTCATCTTGATATGAACATAGAAAGGATGGTAGCCAACATACGCACCAAACCCATTCTTCCCAGCAACCCTGCCACATACGAAACCGCTCACAACATCCCCGGACTGCTGGTTTTTGTCCAAATTGAACCTAACCATTTTAAATTTGGCGCTATCGGGATCCATCAACCCATTTGCAATTTCTTGTTGCCCGAGTTGTAGTGCTTTTTCCTCTGAAGGTTTACACGCAGTAAGTGCAATACAGGCCAAACTTAAGCAAAACATTTTTCTCATTATCATCCCCATGATTATCATGTTTTTTCTCATGATAACCAGGGGAGATAGGGATGTAACGATCAGAAACTAGTAGCGACCGCTTTTAGCGTACCCTTAGCAGTGGCAATGGCAAGCTCTTCAACTTGCTTAAGGGTCAGGTCTAGCTGATATGGCAGGTTAACAGGGACACTTGCAATGCGAGTGCAATCGTCTGGGCCATAGAAAGTCACGAAGGCACTGATCGCCTTTCCATTTTCGTTGGCATACCAAACAACATCAGAGACCTTTACTTCTGCAATTTTCATTAGTATTTCCCTCTAACGGCATTCCACAGCGGAGTGCCTGGTTTTCTTACTTGAGTATTAATGGTGTCAATCATCGCATCGTTGAGTTGCCTGCCAATAGCTGCAGCATTTGCTGAGCCACCTGTATTGGCCTGTCCACCTGAACCAATGTTTATGTCACCAAAACTGACGCTGATAATTGGCACACCAGAGTCTGCCGCCCCAGCCTGATTTCCCCCAACAAGCCCACCAGAAGCGTAACGGCCTAAATTACCGTTGTTCATTAGACGATATAGGTTATCTACGCCGATCCGCCTAGTGGCTTCTTTGGTGAAAACGAACTCATCTTTATGCACGATGCCTGCGGGTTCATATTTACCGCCCGCACCTGTGTAACCACCGGAATCAAACAGGCTAACTCCAGAGTTTGCAGCGCTGGCATATGCTCCGCCTGGCGTGTTGCCACCAGCACTACCGCTAATCCACCCCATCGCAGCCTGAACGGCGTAAGCCACAAGCAACTGATTCGTTACCTGCGCGATCATCTTCAACATGGACTTGGTGAAGTCTTTGAAGCTTGCAGTGCCGGTAGTTACCAGATCTGTCAACATGTCGGATAGACCACTGAAGGTTGAACCGGCCACATTTCGCATTGCTTCAAACGTGTTTGTTGCTGAGTCGGCATAATCGGCCCAGCCCCGCTTTGCGCCAGCCTGCCAGTCGCTGCGAAGTTCATCTTCTTTCCGGTAGGTCTCCTCTTGATCTGCGAGAACCTTTTTCTGAGCGTCTTGGTTAAAGCCGTAGGATTCAGTCAGGCGCTGGCGCGTCGCCTCCCTTTCAGCCTCTCTGGTGGACAAGCCTCTTGCTGCTGCCGCAATTTCCGCCTGCTTGGCAGACTGTTGCTGGGCGAACTTAGTTGCCTGGTCAGCCAATGAGTTCAATTTTTGCTGCTTGGCAATTTGATCACCCAGTCCGGCATTAATATCTGCCTGGGCCAGCAGCTTCTCTTTGTTCGCCAGCAACGATTTTTCATCGAAAGTTAATGCACGCCCTTTCGGATCGTTAGCTGTGGACTCGAGGATGGTGATTTTTGAGATTAACTCCCACTGCTGCTTACGCTGCTGGCTGATTACATCGTTGATGTCACGATGATCCTGCAGCGTTTTGAGCTGCGCTTGCAGAGCTAGAGTTTCAGCATTGTAGGTGTCGGTTGAGCGATCACCTGTTGAAACCTTAACGGCTGGAGTTTTGGGAGTTTTGTCCGGATGAAACTGTTTATTAATGGCATCTACAGCCTGCTGCCGCTGTGCTGAGCTCCAGTCGCCGGGCGAGGCCGCGACATTTTTCCAAAGTTCAGACAGGGCCTTGCTGCGTTTTTCCTGCCATGTAGCTGACTGTTCAAGGATGCGGTTTCGATAAATCAGGACATTAGTTCGCTTGTTATCATCCTCGGTTCCTTGCTGAATAGAAGCATTAATATCTTCCTGAAGCTGAGCAGCTTGTTGAAGTGGCGCTATTTGTGCCTTTAAAGCACTTATCGCTGATAACTGAGCTTTCCTACGTGCGTCATATTCCTGATCGTTACTGCTCGCATCATAGCTATATCCATATCCCTGACGCTGTCTATCTGGAAGCAAGGCTTTCTCACGCTCAGCAAGTTCGGACTGCATCTTGCGGAGCATGTCGTTCGGAGCTTCAGGGCGACCAATATTCAGAAGTTCATCCCACATCCCCTTAAGGGCCTTGCTGACGCTACCAGCAGCTCTCTCAATTAATCCCATGTTGTCGAGGATTTGCTGGCTGCGCTTTTGCTCAGCTAGGCTATAAGCTTTTGCAGCCGCCTCTGCCGCGCCCTCTTTATCACCCCGACGCTCCAGTGCCGAAATATAGCCGTATTGCGATGAGGTCAGGAAATGGAGCGTAGAATTAAGATCCTCCGCCGCCTTGGTTGGGCTGGCATACAGCTTTTGGAAGTTCTTAATGGTGGCGTCAACAGACTGGCCAGTGGCCTCCTGCATCGCCAGCGCCGCCTTGGTAACTGTTTCGAGCTGCTCCGTTTTAAACGTCCCTGCCCCAACCACCTCCGCGAGCGTCCGAGCGGCAGCCGCAACCTTACCACTGGAGCCTCCAATTTTTTGAGCCATGTCTGACAGTTGGCTCGCCGAACTGGCCGAATAATTACCCGTTAGTATGAGCTGCTTATTAAACTCACTGGCTTCCTGGCTGCCTTTGTACCAAGCTACAGCCATCGCCCCGAGGCCTACAACCAGACCGCTAATACCTATCGTTACAGGATTAATGAAACCTAACAGAGTGCGTAAATAGTCGCCCACCCCCGTTAGAGCCCCTTTAACCCCACCAAACTGGTCTTTAATCTGTCCGCCCTGTTGCAGCAGGATCAGGAACGGCGACTGACCGCCAGCCAGCTGCGTGGCGATATCGGTGAATTGCGCCGGAAGCGTGCGCATTGCTGCGCTGTACTGACCAACGGAGATTCCAGCGCGCCGGGCAGCAGCTTCCTGCCGGGATAGCGCTTCTGGTAGTACGTCTGCGACACCAGAGAGGCGCTCACGCGTCTGGTTAAGGATTGTGTTGAAGTGCTCGAACTGAGCACCGTTAATGCGCCCTGCTTCGAAATGGGCCACCAGATGTGCGTGCTGTTCATCCAATGAATTGAACGCGCGGATAGTCGGGTCGATGGATCCAAGAAGGTTCTTTAACGCTGCGGACTGCTTCTCTGCCGCCTGGGTAGCGGCTAATTCGGCCTGAGCACGCGCCGCGGCTTCTCCGGTGTCGGTCAGCTTGAGGCGGGTGTCATCCAGGATTTTGTTGTAAGCCTGAAAGGTATCGGTATCCAGAAAACCTTTGGTCTGGAATTTCCGCAGCGATTCTTGCTGCTCATCCAGGCGGTTTAAGGCCTTGGTAACCGGGTCGATATTCTCCAGCAGCCCTTTGAGCGCGTTCTGCTGCTCCTTGAGTCCTTCACTGCCTTTCTTCGCAGATTCAGCGCCAGCGCGGAACACGCTATTCAAATCATCTGCTTTATCTACGGCACCGGCCGCCGCCTGGCCGAGTTTATCCAGTTCGTTGCTGGCTGTTTTCAGGTCAGAAACATCGGCCCGCAAAGTAATCGAGGCGATCTGGTCTGTCATTATTTCGTCTCCTTATGCATTACCTTGAGAGCCTCGCTTTCCATAATTTGAAGGTCAGCCATGCAGGCCGCCGCATCCTCAACCCCGTGTAACTCGAACATCCAGGGAAGAACGTTGTAATCAAGGCCGGTCGCCCCGCTCGCGCCGACTCGCCACTGGGTCGCCAGGGAAGAGAAGATGGTGAAGGACCTCCACACCGAGGGCAGGATCCCCACCTCTTCCTCCACGTCCTCAGGCGTCAAACCAAAAGCGCTCAGCTCCGCGAGCGTCGGTCCCGGCGTATACAATGCTGCGGCGACCTGCCTCAGTTTTTTTCGCGGATACCCATCAGCTCTTTGGTGTATGCCAGACCGATGCTGTCGAACGCGCGCGGATAGTTTCGCAGAAGGACAATAACGTTTTCGCGGTTGAACTCATCTGGAAGCGCCCACCCCTCGACAATTTCCATGAGGTAATCGGCCTGCGGCTCAATAGCAGCCTTCTTGCTTTCTGCATCCTCTTGCAGCTTCTCGTCCATAGCACGCAGTTCCTCCAGCGTTTTATGGCGAAAGGTGAAGGTCAGTTTTCCGTCTTCGGTGCCAGCTCGCGGGATGCTGGCAGTAACGGAAAATGTCGGATTGGGGATCAGGGAGAATTTGGTCATTTGTTCATCTCGGTAAGGCCCGGCTTACCGGGCCAGATTAATCAAGTAATGCTGACGGTGCATCCGGCAGAAGTGAGCGTCTTGCCTGCAGCGTCGGTAACTTCGCAGGTATACACCCCGGCATCGGAAGACTGAGCGGACGGAATGTTGAGCGTGGATGCGGTTTTGCCCGGAATGGCGGTGCCGCCTTTCTTCCACACATAGGTGTACGGCGCGGAACCACCCTGCATGACCACCGACAGATCCAGAGCTGCGTTAGCAGCAACAGACTTGGTTGGTGGCAGGTCAGTCAGGAATGCCAGTGGAGTAGCGGAGGAATCGGCAATCGGGTAAATCTGCATATCCGATTCGAAGTTCATGCGCGCTTCATTACTTTCAACAGCATTGATTTCAGTACGTGGTACACGCTGGAAGGATACTTTGGCTGAGTAGTATCGATCGGCTTTGCCGCGCGGGTTGTGGAACCAGACCGCTGTAGTATCGCTGGAGTCGTCCAGGTCAATGAGGCGTTTGTAGATCGCCAGTTGCGGGTCATGCGCGAAGGTATAGACCTGAACCACGGCGTTTTTGAATGTCGGGATGGTACGGGCTTTATCATCCTCCAAGAATTGCACACTGATGGTCTGTTGGTCACCGCCTTCGGTGGACAGCGTCATAACCTGAGGCATGGTGATCCACGAATCAATTTTACGCAGCGTACCTGCCCCGGTACCCGCCGGAAACTTCTTGGTGTCGGTGGTATCGAACGCTTCCAGCACGATTTTCGTTCCAGTAACTGACTTGACACGCACCACCATGTTGTCGAGCTTCAGCCAGCCAGAGCTAACCTGGACGACATCGCCCGCGAGGATGCCAGCAGCCGAGGCAACGGTCAGTTCGCATTCCGTCGCATTGGATGCCGCAGTGAAGACAATCGGCGCAAGATAGGCCTTGGCCACGTTTACACGCGACCCGTTAGGGATTGCGAATGCCATTGCATTCTCCTGAATTTAAGTAATAAAAAACCCACCAGATAGTGGGTCAGTAATCAGCGCGGTACTGCATGCTGACGGGGATGGTGTAGGTGATGGAGCCGCTGCTGCCGTTTGGTGCAGAGGTCGGACGGTCCTGTATTGGCTGGCGAATCTGAGGCGGCCCGTTGATATAGACGGTCAAATCACCAGCCACCAGCGGCAGCCCTTCGGAGAAGGCGTCAGCGACAGACTTTGCCAGCCCTCTGGCCTGAATCACGCCACTACCGGCAGGAGCGATGATGTTGAGCTGGAGAATGCCCTGGTACGTACGCAACTGGCCTTCAATGTCCTGCCCCACGGTTTGCGCCGGCAGAATGTAAACACGCCCGTAAGGCGCATTATCGGGGGGAGTGAACGCGATGTTTGGCCAGGCCACTGGCAGCCCAAGCGAGGAGCAGATAACCGCGATACGACCTTCCAGCAGGTCAGCGATCCGCATTGACTGGTCACCGGCCATTGCGCACCTCGCTCATTGCCTCACGGAACAGCTGCGCGGCATCCAGCGCAGTGATACCCACCATGCCACCGGGCGCCTGCCCGGAGTGCCCGTTCTCCAGCGCCTGTGCATACGGTAGGTTATTGGTGAAGTAGATCGAGCTGACCTGTCCTACCCGGAACACCTCGAGCACTGCCAGACCGCGGGAGTTGGAACCCTGGCCAGAAGCGTCCGGCGTATCGTTGGATTGGGTCGGCTGGCTATCAAACGCCACATACCAGTTGTTCTTGAAGCGCCCCCCGACATAGCCATCTGGCTTTTTGATGTCCATCGAGTCGTTAACTCTCAGGCCACGCTTAAGCCGTCCTGATTTGGTCAGGTTGGCAGGATCATCACGCAGGGTCGCGTTATGCTCACGTACAGCAGTATTGTACGCTGTCGCAGTCTGGTTGACCTGCCAGATATCCGGTTGGCCCACCGGGGACATTTCGACCAGGCGCCCCAGGATTTTAATACCCGTCCGGCGCACTACCTCCTCTGCTTCCTGCTTTGAACTATCTATGAACAACTGAATGGCAGCAAGAAACGGCTGATTAGCAGAGCTGGACATAGTTACGCCCTCAGCTGGATGTTGTAGGAGATCAGCACATCGGCAGGCTTAACCGGATTCGGCTGTACCACGCGCCACTTTTGGCCGTCGATATCAATGATGTCACCGATGCGCACCTCAGTTTCAAACGTGGCCGCCAGCTTCTTATCGCCTGTAGCAATCAGAGAGCCGTCGATTTCACGAGTGGAGTATTCAGTGATAACGCCGGTAACGGTCGCGATAACAGACTCGGTGGTAATCTCTTTCCCGTACTGATCGCGGGTGGTGGTACCGCCTCGGGTCAGTTGGTAGGATTTGCCGTTATCCTTCAGGAGCCGCGTTGCCGTAGCGCGCATGCGGCGATAGTCGATTGCCATGCTACCCCCTTTCGACCCGGATCTGGTTGCCGCCCACTACAAGCCCGCGCAGTGCGGAATAGAACCATGGGAATGACGGAGAAGCTTTATTCGTTCCCGGCTCATACTGGACTGTTACCGCACCCTCGACGCGCTCCATCGTCACCGCCCCACCACCAGCGACCGACGGGGTGAGGTCAATCTCCTGCGACTCGATAGCCAGGCGGCATTGAGCATCAATCAGGCGCTGTGGAATCGCATCATTCGGCAGGTCAACACCATCGAAGCGCACGCCGGAACGCGGCCAGGATAGGGGCTGTGATGCGCTGGAACGCTGACCGCGCCAGGCCTTCCCTTCCAGAAAGTCCATTGCCTGCATCAGCATTTGGCCGCACTCACCATCATCTGCAGGAATGCTATATCCGCGCCCGGCGGCAAATGCCCGCAGGTCTGACACGCTGGCGTAGCTTTTGAAGCCTGGAGAGTTGGGATCGGCAACCAGCATGGTTATTCCTCCAGACGCCAGTCCAGCGCCAACCAGTTATCCACTTCATCAGGATGAACATCTGCGCGTAGCGGGCCGCCAGGGAATTCTGGGGTTTCACGTACCATGACCACCAGCTCAATACCCTGCTGTCTGCTGTTCCTTGCTGCTGTTCCTGCTGCTGTTCCTGCTGCGCAGGATTTTTATCAGCGGCCTGCTGAGCTGCAAGCTTTTCCGCTTCACGCTGAGCGCGCTGTTCTCTGGTTAATCCGGCCATTGGGCCTCCTGAAAAACAAAGGGGCCGAAGCCCCCTGGGTTAACCCATGATGATGGCGGAATGACGTGGCGCCACAGCAGCCACACCCCATGCCAGGCCCACTTCATAACGCACCTGACGGTACTGGCGGTACAGCGCCACCTGGAAGGTGATGCCAGATACCGGGTCGGTCACATTCATGACGTCATCAGCAGTATCGCCACCTTCAGGCATCGCCGGGGTACGGCTGGCCAGCAGGAATGCCCCGCGGTCAAACGCCATGTTCGGCACGAACTCACTCAACACGGTGACATCAGCCTGATCTGCCAGATCCTGACGGAGGCCCGGCGCGCTAATAGTGATAGTGGAAGACGTAGCCGCAACGACCAGATACTGGTTGTCATCACCGGCGAACTTCACCGCAGTACCAGCAGCAATACCGCCGGTGCCGGCAGAGATAGCGATGATGATATCGCCCTCTTTCTTCGCGCCATTGACCTTATAGCCAGCAGCAGCGCTTTTCGCGGTACGCTTGATGCTGAAGGATTCGTGGAGGTTGAAGCCCATGATGCGACCGATAACACCTTCACGCAGCAGCTGGTCGGTTCCCGCTTCGTTCGCTTTGAAGAGTACAGCCTGTTTACCACGGATGGATGCCATCGCTTCGCCACCCAGCACCATACGCAAATCAGTAGTCGGCGCACCGTTATCGGTCAGGATTTGACGCGCCAACGCAGCATCAGTCAGATCGTCTTTGATGCTGAACGGGGTATTCTTCGGCGCGCCAACAGCGCGGGAGGAGTTGAGGTACAGCGCAGCGAGGTCTGCATCCACTTCGTTCGCCAGCGCACGGAAAGCCTGCTTGAACTGGTCAGCCAGGATGGTGTTGTAGGTACCAGCCGGGCCCAGAGCCAATTGCTCTTCACCATTCCATTTCACCGGGGCCATTTTGGATTTGGTGATTTTGACATCCACACCACCGATGGTCTGGTCGCCAGAATTAGGCGCTGAAGGACCAGGGACAATATCTTCAGTGGTGGCTGCAGGTGCGACTGGCGCACGTACGGTCTGGTCTTTTGCAGCAGCATCAGCTTTCGCGTCACGCGCCACCGCAGGAATAAAACCAGTTTGCTCGCGGGACACTACGTCCAGCGCGGTATAGATGGTCGGGATCAGACCAGTAAGGGTATTGCCTGCCATTTATGGCTCCTTTCGATTTAATCGACGATGCTGACGCCGTCTTTCAGCGCTGCTTGCTTGCCAGCGTTATCCAGGGAATCAAACGCACCGCGTTTCATGGTTTTTTGCCCGGCCTGGTGCTGCGACTGGTGAGAACCGCCGCCGCTGTTACCGGACGCTTTGAGGATGTAATCTTTCTGCGGATGCGACTCGACCAGAGACTCCAGGGCCTCATCAAAGCTGGCTAACTCGCCGGGCTTGGTGCGAGAGAACACCTTATTGCCCTGGCCGTCGTAGGCCACAACCTTCCCTTCTTCGATTTTGAAGTTCTGACCGAAGTAGGAACGCACGAACTCAGTCGGGATCGCCATCTTCTCGGAAATGAACTTAGAGCCACCGAAGCGGCCGCCGATCATCTCGTCGTAGAGTTGAGTTTCCAGCTGCTGGGTCTTGCTGTTTGCTTCGTCCAGCTGCTGTTGGAAAACTTTGGTGATCTCCGCCTTTACCTGGTCAACGGCACCAGCATCGATCAGTTTTTTCTGGTCGATTTTGGTCATCATCTCTAGGGCTTCGAGCGCCTTGGCCGGGTCGGTGATGCCCGAGAATTTCGCGAGATTGGCTTCCGCCGCTTCCTTCGCTTCGCGGTGCGTTTTCGCCTCGCCATTCAGGGAGGTGATTTTGGTCATCGCTGCGACCGCATCAAACGGGATCTCTTTGCCATCATCATGGATGTACACAGGCATACCGTTTTCAACGACCACATTTCCGTTAGCATCAAGTTTCAGTTTCATTGTTTTGCTCCAGCCTTCCGGCCATACGTAATGGGTCATCCGACCCGGGCACCGCGTCGCATCCGCTCAGCGGCAGGCATAAAAAAAGCTGCCCGGAGGCAGCCTGTTAGATAAATTCGATTGTAATTTCGCCGCGTAGCTTGCGGGAGTAAACCTCACTCCGCTTTCGTTTATGGATCCGCAGCGGGTGTGGATGAATGCATGCAACACCTCGCTTAACGTCCGCCCAAACGCAGCTCTTTACCTCATTGCCATTTACAAACACCCTTCGTCTGCCACGGCCATCGCCCACGCAGTGAAAATCATCATTACGCATACCCTATCCCTCAAATGCCGACGCATCCACGCGGCGCAGTTCGTCCAGGGTAAGGAACTCCCCGGCATCGTTGAACATCTCCGGTACGGTGATTTTGCCGTCACGCAGCATCTGGGCTCGAGTAACGCCCAGCACCTGTTCCTGCCGCGCGTAAGGCTGCCTCGCAAGCCATTCGGCATAGCTGGTATGTGCTGGCACCTGTCCGTCCATTGAGGCGCGCGTGGCGCTGCTCAGCTCGCCTGAGGCTATTTGCATTTCATCCCACGATTTAGTGATCAGGATTTCGCAGGAGCGGCAGCAAAAGTGGATTTTGCCGGGGCCGCGCAGATACGGAATTGCATGGCCCAGCGGCTTGCCATCGAGCGAGTAGAGTTTGCGGTCGCGGATGATGCACCACTGGCTAGTGTGGGTGTCCAGAGTCGAAGACCACTGTTTGGCCTTCACGATATCGCTATTGGCTTGTGCAAACTCCTGGCGCGCCGTTGCTGCCATATGGTTCACCGCGGTGCGGGCAACAACAGCAAGGTCACGACGTGAGGCATTGATAACCCCGTCCTGGCGGTTAAGTTGCGGCGTGCCGGCGACGCGCTTCACGATCTGCTCGACGGTTTCACCCTGAAGAAATCCGGTACGCACCGCACTGGTGATTTTATCCAGCCGATCGGATTCAAGCTTTTGGCCCCACTCTTTCAGCAATCTCCCCTGAAAAGGTTGCGCCACCGCAGAGGCGTAGACCTGCTCTGGGGCAATGCTTTGCAGCGGGACGTGTTTCAGCACCTGCCCGGGTATAAGGCTGCTGAACAGGTCCATCTGATACCCGGTCTCATAATCCGTGTAACGTGCCAGCTCACGCGCCAGGGACGCATTAACCGGTTCGTAGGCTTGATGGTTCAGTTCACGAACACCGGCCAGTAGAGAGGCCAGACGACGCGCACTGTAGGTATCAGCGCGCTTGCCATCCAGCAGCACCAGCAGCCTGGCGGCCAGTTCAGCATCCAACTTGTTCAGCAGCGCGACCATGCGCCGGGCGACGCCGGTACCGTAACGCGTCACGTACAAGCCGTGCGCGATGGTCTCGTCCAGTAGCCTGTCATTCACGGAACGAGCCATTTCACACCCCCGGCGGTGGTTCACTCACTGACGCAGACTCGGCCAGCAACTCGCTCAGCACCGTATCAGGATCCGCATCGGCATCAATCAGGTTGAGTTTTTGCAGGGCTTTAATCGCATCGATACGGCGAAGGTCACCGCCCTGGCGCAGGGACTGAATAGCCAGCGCAGCAGGCGGGTTGAATTCTTTCGACTCAACATCCAGCTCGGTGCGCACATCTACGTTACCGCCCTCCTTCTCGCCGATGTACTCAGCCATGATCTGCAGGATGTTGTCGATCGCGTCTTCGAGGCTGGTGGCCATTGTGTAGAGCGGCGACTGCTCCTGCATTTTCTCTTCGGAGGTCTGGTCTACCGATTTGGTAGAGGTGTTTTCCGTACGCAGCAGCTTCGCGCCAGCCTGGCGCATCTGCTCCACCAACTCTGCCAGAGACTCTTTGCCGGCACCAATGGACGAACCGGTATGTTCAACGTATTCCAGACCCTGAGTTTGCCGATCGGTGAACGACGTGGCAGACGAAGACCCAATTACCAGCTCTTCTCCCTTCTCAAGCCCGAACACCGTCAATATAGGCACCCGGGCGACGTGCAGGATGTTGTCCTGCTCACTTTGGCTTTGCCAGTGCTTGATATTCAGCATGGCCATGTTGAGTAGCGGCGGTGAACCACACATAAACCCGGTGCGCTTGGTGTAGAGCGTCACCAGGGTGAGATCTTTACGAGAGGTTTGCCATTGATCGAATATCTCCCAGTTCGCCGCGCCTTCGGTACAGCTGGACTTGCGGTAGATTTCCACCTTCCCCGGCGTCAGATAACGTATCTGCTCCACCTTTGTTTGCCCGAAGTCGTCACCGTCCTCGACAACCACCTCTTTGATGCGCAGCGCGGTGAGCTCCAGCTTACCGTCCACCATCTTCGACTTCCATCCGATTACCTGGCGGGGATTAAGCATTGTGACGTACGGGCGCGCGCCGGTAGCTTTCTCATCCGCTTTGGTTTTCACCCTTTCGGGGTCCACTCGGGGATAGTCTACCAGCGCATGGGAGAGGCCATACTGCATCGCCAGGCCGAAGAATGACTGAGCCCAGACATCGAGGCGGGTACCTTCCAGATCGATGTTCTTCGCAAACTCTCGCAGTTGCTCTGGAACGTTCTCGGCCAGCTTAATCGGCTCGGCAAATACGCGCCCGATGTTTTGCTTAATGGTCTCTTCGTAGGCGGGCAAAAGCGTGGCCACAGAGAGGCGTTTTTTATAGTCCTCTTTGTCTTCTTTCGGCCAGCGCGGGAGATATGCCTCGCCCAGTTGTCGCATATAGAGCGTGCCGCCCATCAGGGCATCGTTGATATCCCACGCCTCGACCATGTTCCCATAGTCCAGATTGGGTGTTGAGATGTCAGGCATGGAGTTACATCCGTAGTTGAGTGACTTTTCCGGTGGGCTTGATGATCGGGAATTGCTTCACGATGAAATAGCCACCAGCGTCGTTTGGGTGATCGTTGTCGGCTGATTTATCCGGCTCGCCGTTTGACGCCCATACCTGCTGTTCAAGGCTGTCTGTATAGACCGGGCAGCGGGCAACGTTAACTTTGTAGCGGCGCTCACCGTTGCCGTTGCAGAACATGGCATTCATAGAGTTAATGCGATCCTTTACCGGCGGGTTGGCGGCGTTCACCACCACGCTGAATCCGGCCTGCTTGAGCTGCGCGATATCGGTGGCGCTGGCGTTATTGGACTTGCGTGAATCGCCGGAAGCATCCGGATAGATGTAAATCTGCCTGGAGGCAACATAGCGCCCGCCCTCGTAGCGCCAGAACTCTTCCTGGATACGCTTTATCATGGCCGGCGTGTCATAAACTTTTATCAATTCGCGTACCGCGCGCGGCTCGCCATTGCGAAGCACGTGGACGATGGCCGCCATTTTGCCAACATTAAAGTCCATGCCGATATAGAGCGGTTCGCCTGCCTGTTCTTCATCAGTACAGTTATTCAGACGTCGATCGAACTGGTGATAGATGGTGCCGCTGGTCAGGTTGGTGAAACGCCCCCTCAGATACGCCTTAATCAACTCCGGCGGGTAGGAATTCATCAGCGAAGGGATGTAATCCGCGGGCAGGTTCTTCGCGTTGTCGAACGTGCTGGCCTGGATCAGACCGTACAGGGCTGAGAGCTCTGGCTTTTCACGTACTGCCTTCACGAATTGCTGGTAAACGAATTTGAACCCCTCCGGCGTTGTCGTGACGTCAATACCGTTACGCAGCCCATCAACCTTGTAACGCATACGGGCGATGATTTTTCGCCAGGCCTGTTGCGCTTTGGCAGCCGCCATGACATCCAGCTCATCCACCATCGCGTTACCGATTTTGAAACCAACTATCGAGCCGGGCTTCTCCATCGAGCGACAGATTGTGGTCCCGCGGAACCTTCGCCCCTCGTAGAAGTGAACCTCTTTGTTACCCTCGTTGATTTTGACACTCAACCCCCAGTCAAATGCCACCTCTTCAATCGTTGGATAGAAGATGTCACGAATCTGCGGGTAAGTTGGCGCGAAGTAGCCCTGGTTGATTTTTGGGTGTTCCCACATCCCTTTGCAGATGCCGCCACAACCCACCCACGTTTTACCGGAACCGAACCCGGCAACGTAGGCTTTAAACTTGTGCTCCATCGCGAGGAAGCGAGCCTGTGGGATGTTAAGTGTCGGGCTGATCCCCATCTTCTTCCCTCGCATCCACTACGTTGATATTGATCTGCACTGGTGTTGGTTCGTCATCATCACCATCACCGGCCATCTCTTTGCGGAGTTTCTCAATCTCCAGCTGCCGGCGCTCGATTTCAATCTGTTGAAGTCGCTGCGCAAACTCACTATCAGCCAGGCCAAGCCGCTTCATGACGGCTTCATACATCCGTTCACGGCTTATCGCGGTAATTTCCACACCATGTTTGCCGAGCTTCACGCCGGAATAAGCCAAGGCAGCATCAGGGGGAAGTTTTCGGGTATCAGCAAAGTATGGCTGTCCGATCCCGTCACCATTGCAGCGCGGACAGGCAGGGTTTGGCTCCCGGTTGTGGTCGTAGCCATAACCTCCGACGTCTACCGGCTCTTTGCCCTTTCGCTCAAGGGCTTTAAGCCGTTGCTCCTCGAACTCCACCATGTCACGCCACTGATAGTGATGACCGAAGCCCCAGCAGTAACGGCATGCGCCACGACGATACTGTGAAAGCTGGTTTGCATCGAAGGTGGCGAGTTGCCACATCTGCTCCAGGACCTCATCAGCACTGCCAAGCGTGCGCGCAATGGAGGCTTTCTGCTGCTGCGCAATGGCCTGTGCAACTGAAGTTTTCTTAAGGAGTTGATAGCCGATTTGTTCAGCTGATTTTTTACTGTAGCCCGCCCGGATAGCTGCGTGTGTGGCATTACCATCCTTCAGGTACTCCGCGACAAATAAGCGCTGCTGAGCAGTAAGCCCATCATCGTCCACCAGCTCATTTGCGCTTTTATCTTTCTGCGCAGTGCGCATTTTTTTCTGCGCAGGTTTTTGCGCAGTTTGCGCAGAAGGTTTTTTGATATATCGACGTGCGGTAGCGTAGTTCAGTCCCTGCGCTTCACACCATTCTTTTGGTGATACGCCGGTTGCGGCATGTTCGGACAGGAACCGTTGCTGAAGCTCGCCCCAGTCCGGTTTTGCCATTGCTTACTCCAATAAAAAAGCCACCAGCGGATGCCAGTGGCTTGGGTGTGGTAATCAGGAATGGATTCGGACCATTGAGCCAGAAGATATTGGTCGTCTGCACCATCCTCCAACTTATAGCAGCGTCACGCTTCGTCCGGACCGGTATTACCCGACACTCGCGCACCTGATTAATGAGTTTCGACATTATCACAGGAACTCGGTGAATGCCTGTTGTAAAATCTAAACTAATAGCAACTAACCGGAGGTGGTGATGAAATCATCACGCGAAAATAATCAATCTTGCAACTTGTTAACTACGCTTCGCAGATCATTTTTAAGCTGCTTAGTTATGATTTCAATATTAGTATCGAACCAACCCGCATCCTGATCAGAAAACTCATAACCAGGTGAAATGAGCCCAAGCATACCTTTCTTAGACTCTAACGGGGAACGACCTTCCACCCCTTTCGTTATGGCAAGCACCTGATACGGAAGATAACTTAAATCCTCTTCGGTCATGCCTGCTCTAGACGCCACATCAGCAACACATGTCATGATTATGCCACTACAAACTTTTGCCTCAGTGATTGCAGTGCTAATAATAACAAGGCTAATTCTGTCTAAATCCTTCTGGTCAATATAATTTCCTGCCATAGAATTTCTGAATGTAAGCGACATAACTTCCATCCAGTGAGCTATATACTTTCTTACCTTTGCAGAGGCAATATTGCGCCTGAATTGCTTAAACATTAAATTCTCCATTTTATGAGAACTCATATTTTAACCTAAAGACAACAAAGTCAAAAGCCCAGTGATCACCGCTGTTAAAACCCCTTCTATTGCGAGGCTATAGGGTTATTGTTTGACTCTCTCACCGAGTCGTAAATGCGCTCACACGTCATCCCGGCGCGGTAGCGTTCGTCAGCGATTCCAGCATAACGTTTAGCTTCTGCTGCAATATCTCCGAGCATGTCGGCGAGCACTGCGGCGTCGGCTCCGGCTGTTTTGCTTCTGACGGCAGTGGCAAGATCTGAGGTGTGCTTTGCGGCGTCCAGACGGGTGGCAAGCTTTGTTGCTTCGGTACGCAGCTGGTTAACAGTGGCAGACAGGCCAGCAGCAGTGGCAGCAGATTTAGCGGCTTGTGCTTGTGCATCTTTTACAGCCTCATCACGGGCAATTATGCGCCCTTGTTCAATCATGCGGGCAGCTGATTGCGCGTTCGCTGTTCGCGATGATTCCGCGCTATCACGTTCCGCCCACTTTTTTTCCCAACTGCGGCTGCTCCATACATTCCCAGCAATGAATGCAACGGCCACCATCAGCAAAATGGCAATAAATCGATAGCGCAGGCTCACTGGTCTATCCCCCAGCACGTCAGCGCGCTTTCCTGGTCTCGTCGTTCTACCTGGCCATAGCAGCCATTTTTCTGGCCTTTGGTCAGACGACAGTCGCGGCCACCGTCTTTAATCCACCAGCGAATAGCTTCACAGGCTCCTTTACGGTCGCCAGCATTGATGCGCTTATAGAACGTGGACGGGTAGCATTTTCCGGGGCCGATGTTATACGGACAAAAAGATGCGATCCCAGCTTTCTGTGGTTCGGTCAGTGGCACCTTGATGTTTCGTTCAACCCACGCCAGCGCCTTATCGCGTTCTATGGCGTTCACCTTGGAACATTTCTCAGCAGACAGCTTCATGCCCTGAACTACTGGCTTGCCATCAACCATCGTGGCGCCACGACAAATGGTCCAGATTCCCCCGCCGTCACGATACGCCGTCAGGCTGTTACCCTCTTTCTCATCCAGAAACTGATCGAGAATCACGGGCGCTGAAGCCCCCGCAAGAATTAAACCAACGACCGCTGCACTCAGTTTATTCTTCAGCTTTGGTGGCATAGCCATTGCGCCGATCCTCCCGTTCTTTCCAGCGGAAATACCAGTTCACTGCACAGGTGATAACGGTGCATGCGATACCGACAATAATTGCCCAGTCGCTCAGGCTTAACCCTGCAATTCTGTCGGCCAACATCCAGGACACCTCTTTTGCTGTTTTAGCTGTTTCGGCATATGCCTTCGCTGATACACCGCAGCCGGTCAGCGTGGTTCCTGTTCCATATGAAAGTCTGCTGTAAATGGTGCTCATTCTGGACATAGCCTCACCTCCGATTCTTCGGATGGCGCTGTGTGTGATTAAAGGGTCAGGCTTCACGGGCTGGATTTATCCACAAAGCACGTAGCGGATGATTCCCGTGAGCCTGAAATAGAAAAGATAGGGCGTACCGGTCAAGATGGCGTGTCGCGTTGAGCTTTCGCTGTTACGATCCTAGTCTGGATTAGTTGCGGCGGCCGGCGCTTATCATTGGTTTGCCTCATAGGCCTTGTGCTGAACATCCAAACGCTCTGTCCATTGCGAAAATATCTTGCGATAAGAAGTAATTAAATTGTGACTTTTCATTATATAAATGAATTTCTGATTGAGGATACTTTCACTAAATGAGATTTTAGTGACGAATCTGAAAGATCAAATTACCTTAAGGATAATCAAAGTGAACAATTTCATTCAAGCTTTAGAGGTTTCGATTAAAACCCAAAATTGGTACTCAGTGTTATTTATATCACTGACACTGCCAGACATTTTCGGGAAGATTGATGAACCAAACAAAGGATCGCAGGCAAGAACTGTTAATTGGTACAACAAGTACATGAAAAATATGTATACACATCATATCGGCCCCGACCGCCTAGAGCATACATTCCTAAGCGGCGACGACTTTTATGCACTTCGCTGCGCATATCTTCACGAAGGAAGTGACGATATTAGAAATCAGAGGGCTCAAGATGTTTTAGAAAAATTTGAATTCGTCCAGCCAACAAGTCATCGAAGCCTACACTGCAACCAATTTGATCAAATGCTTCTACTGCAGGTTGATCGATTTGGGAAAGATGTGATGTCAGCAGTTGGCTCATGGCTAAAAGATATTGAGGGTGACGTAGAAAAAACAAATAAAATCAATGAGTTATTAAAAATAAAAATAATGCCATGAGTAAATATTATTTAGTATTGATCTCGAATTCGATAAAACTAACTTACTGAGCACACTCGTACCTCTAAAAACGAAAAAGCCCAAGGAGTTAACCTCGGGCTTGAAAACTCATTTACTGCCAGTGCATACAACAATGGCACAATATCAGATTTACACGAAATATATGCTAATTAGTTCATTTCTGCAATACCTTGCTGATAATTTGCTGCCTTTTGTTGTGAACGTGATCGCCAAACATGCAGTAGCGCCTGGGAATCGAGTCCCTTATACAGGCTGATCATCGCATCGTAATGCTCCACGTAATTCTGAGACCAGTTTGTTTTATTAACGCCCACCAACGCAGCGAGATCACCATACTGATAGACATCACGCCCGGCCAGTTCAGCTTTCACATCCTGCGCCGCCAGCCAGATGAGCTGCCGTAAACGGTCGATGGTCTTCTTCGCCACCCTCTTTCCGGCCAGATGCTCGCAGAATTTCGACCATGCCCACTGAGTAATCAGCACCTGATTATCCCAGCGCACGTTCTCGCTATAGTTCCACAGCAACCAGGCCTTCTGGTGCTCTTCGAGTGACATCAGAGCACGGCGCCACGATGCGGTGGAATATTCAACCGGCTGCACAAGAGGAATATGTGAACCCTTGGCATGTGATTGTTTGCCCGGTATTGGTGGGTTATCCAGCGTAATCATTTTCCCGGTCACTTCATCCAGCACTCGAGGCTTTTTACGTTTAAACGTTCCCGTATCGAACTGCGCGTTTTCAAGCCACGCCATCAACTGCCCTTTCGTCGCACCACTTAAATCGGCGGTGGCCACCATCAACTGCTGGCGCACGTATTCGAGAAATTGAGTGTTCATACAGCACCGCCTATGGTTTTGATGTAATTCTTCAGTATTCGGTAGTCCGTCAGCACAGAACCCGGAAAATGGTATAATCGCAATCGCTGCCAGCGAACGCGGAGGTGATCGGCAAAATAGGATTCAAATGTCATGCCGCCACCCTGCTCTTAATTAACCCACGGCGAAGTGCGCTGTAGCGCTTCCTGATGGCTTCAAGTTCTTCGATGGTGTATCGATGCGGGGTGTTATTGTTTTCGAGCGCCTCGACGCGCTCAGCCCCAATTTTCTCTATAAGGCCAAGGCGGTACTGCTGCTGATTGCCCGACAGCTGAACGTTACAGTGGTGGCACTGTTTATTGATATTGTCTTCTGTGTAGCGCAGGTGTGATGCCTTACCGCGTGAGCGGTAGTGACCTGCTTCCCACTGGACGGTTTCGAACGTCCCACAGCTGATGCATGGCAGATCGGCATCACGCTCGCGGATGTAGTCATTGACGACGCGTTGGGTTAAATCCTCCCAGTGCTTCAGCGGCTTAACTGCAGCTTTACGCTGGCGCCAGGCTGAACGCTCTTTCTTTTCAGTGGCGCGCTGCTTGGCAGACTCCTTACGCTGTGCATCTTCCCGCGCTTTTCTGGTCTGCTCTTTGCCGACGGAGCTGGCACATTCGTAGCCGCAAACCGTCTGCGTATCGCGCACAGGATGGAACCACTGGCGGCATTCTTTGTTGGCGCACTTGCGGCGCGGTAGCTTAGCCATGCTCACCCCCACGCCCTGTTTTGCCATACCCGGCTAGGGCGCGGTGCTTTTTCGCTTTCCGGCAACTGCACGCTGACAGTCCAGGTGATGTTGTCGCGATTCAGGCTACGTTCTACCGTGGCGCCACGACGGCGATAACTCGCCACCAACTCGTCTGCCTGTTCGGTTGTGCATTCGTGATGGTGGAACCAGGAATATTTCATGGTCATCACCCCGCAAAGCTCATGAGCTGCGATGCAGCGTTTTCCGCTTCACGCTGGTCCTTGAATGCCCGGGACAATACCCAGCGCCACAGAACATCAAGCGCGGCTTTGTAAAGTTGCTGGAACTCGGTTTCGTCCATGTTGGCGAAAGCTATGCTGCGGGGGTGTTTACGGAGGGTGCCGTCAGGGAGCTGTATGGCGTCGTAGTGGCCAGACTCGACGATCACCCATGCACGGTATGCGTCATAGGATTTGCAGATGCTGATACTTCCAGCGCGCTTATCTGCGATACGGTCGAGATATTGCTCGGCGGCGTCCAGGAGTGCGGCTTCGCTTCCCGCGAATGAGGCAAGGAATTTGGCGTAGCCGGTTACCAGTTTGCGCTCGTTGGAGGAGATCGCCCCGCCAGTAGGCTCCCAGTATTCGAAACCGAGATTGAGTAACGCGAAAAAGCGACGGTGAAACGCCGGGTTGCGTACCTGCCGGAACTCAGCCACCAGCACGGCGCCGAGTTTGATTTTTGATTGCAGAATATCGCTGGTCTCCGGCGTCGCGGGGATCAGGATTCCTGAGGACTGCTTGATGAGCTGTAGTTCGTGCGCCATGGTTTCTCTCCGTGGCGCAGTAGGTTACGGTTGTTCAGACCGTTGATTTCATATTATCAGAAGGTGGGGTTACCCGGTAGCCGAGACGGTGAATAAACTGCATAAAACCATTAAGAGTAAAGACCTCTTCATCATCCAACAAAGGCCGCATAGAAACCATGCCATTGACGCGATAAATTAGATGCCTGCCCGATGAAGGAAAGCTAAACACCACGCAGCCGTCAGACCTTCTTACAATGTCATACCAGTTGTCTTCTGACGTTTGCAAAGCTGAATCACTCACATTTATGTTCTCCCTTCGAGCGACTAACAGACGAGATTAAAGATTGTCGGCAGCAGCATCAGAGGGTTACGCAAATTGCGGTATTCTGAAAAATGCGCGCCAGCCTTAAGCGCAATTCTAATAAAACCAGTCGTCAGCGCTTTCCCAGGTATCCTGGAGGATTGATTCAATTTTCTTTTTATCGTCCTTGTCACCACCAAAAACACTTAACCCATCGGACCCGGCACGGCGGATTGTGAGCCTGCAATTGTCATAGTGATCATTCAGGCGATTAAGCAGTTCTTTCTCCAGTGCTGGTACTGCGCCTTTAGGAAGTTCTTTCATGCGATCAATGGTTAATTCAACTTTCATAATGGCCTCCATTGCATGTACTGTGTTTTTATACAGTATACCTATGCACGGAAATGATCAACGTTTTAAGAGCACAAATTGTTAATTTTCTGTCAGTAGTAAAAAAAGAAAACCCGACGTAGTGGGTTGAATTAGCAGTGTTATATTAAGCGGCAATTTCTTTCTGCCGGCACAATCCCGAGAGATTCGCCCTCTGTATCGCATCATCAATGAGCACCTGTATGACCATGAGGCAAAGCGTTATCCAACTTGCATTCATCTTTTTCAATCAGCAAAGGAGTGGTTAGTGCTGTGAGTGGGCTTTGTTCACTTCATGGTAGATAAATCAGCTATGGATAAGTGATAAGAGGTGAAACCAATCCGAATTAACAACCTGAAGCACATGAATCGGAACACAGATATTAAAATCCTAAAGTCTAGTAACAAATAGCCGATATGAGATATTGCTTATCAGTTTAAAAATCATCTATTGAAAAAATGGGGGGAGGCGTTGAAGCGAGTAGAGCGCGATTTTATCTGTCTGTTTAATTGTGTGTGGTATCAAGATTTCCCTGTGTTCAAAGGTGAATATATCAACCGTTCCAACTGGACCATTCATGTTGGCCTGGTCATGCGCGAGTGTGCAAAGTTAATGGGCGCAAGAACATTTTTTGAACAGGGCGGGCGTACCGATGCGGTCCTACAATATCCAGACAATCAAATTTTAACCTATGTTGAGTGGGAGTATAATCAGGCAGACAGAGATAGCGTTAACGAGTTAGACAAACTGCTTGAAAAAAACGACAAGTGCTATTTCTCCACATTCATCTCATATTGTCAGCATGAAAACATCAATATTGTTATTGAAAAAGCAAGTAGAATATGGAGTGAAGCAAGCAGGCCTTTGATTTTTTTTCTTATCACCTATGAGCCTCAAACGAAAAAACGCCGCCATTTTTTAGAACTCAGAACTTATTTTTTCTCAAACGGCAAAAGAAAACTAGTTCGCAAACAACCTGCGCTTCCATGGGATATTGAGCAACGAAAATACAATGTCGAAGAAGATGCAGGATAGAAGAGACATAAGGTTTTCACGACAGTCTCGTTTCGAGCCCTAACTAAAATATTCTGTTCGGAGCAACCAAATAGCTCTGGCTTTGCTGTGACCATGTTCGCGGTACTAACGCCTCTCCAGGTCCGCTTCTCGCTCATGGTGGACCAAAATCAAATCTAAAATGACGTGGCTAAGCGGGAGTACATAGTGAATGACAGGATGCTCCGGGCAGCACCATACTAATTCAGTTCCCGTCAGAGGTAGGCGTTGCTTCATGATGGGATGAGCGCTCCCTCCAGACAATCCATGCTACAGCCGCCTCCCATGATATATATCCATTACCGCCATTTTTCGCTCTGCGGAGATTAACTGCATCACCAAACCTTTCAATGATGAATTTTTCAAATTCTATGCGTTTTTCTTCGTCGATTGTTGAATCCATACCTTCCCCAGAAGTGTCCTACGAATCGCTCTTATTGCATAAAAAATAGCATATACAATAGAGAGTGAATGACCTGCCCCCACGATTAGATACAACA